TATTTCATGCCATTCTCTGACGCTGTTATACATCCATACCTTGCCGTGTTTAATGTGAGTAGGCTTGCTCTTATTAAGTTGCAATCCAATTTGTATACCCTGTATTAGGATAGCCGATTCAATACCGTACTTTTCGGCGTGTTCAGTTTTAAATGCTATTGCTTCAATTTTCATGGCATAAAAAAACCCCATCACAATAGAACGGTTGCAGCGTTTCTATTATAACAGGGCAATATCTTTAACATAGGGAATCTGCAACAATCCCGTAGAACATTACAAATATACTAAAAAAATCTTAACTTTTCGTTTCTTTCTTTATAATTGTAAATTTCTTCCAACAAAGCAAGGTACGTTTTAGTATTGGTACAGTCAACTAATTTAGTAGATTGGTACTTTATCTTCTGCATCATTTTTTCGTGACTATAACCTTTAATATTGTATACGATTACTAAGCCTATTACAAATGTTCTACGGTCAGCGCCAGGATAATATTTTTGCCATTCCTTAATCCATTGCAAAATTGTATTACCTCTACTTTTATATGGTAGTTTTAAATTACCATTTCTTAAAAGTTCCATTGTACTACCTCCACCTTGACCACTTGTAAATAATGCCAATAATTGAGTTACTCCTAATTTAGTTGTATGCAACAGATTCTTTAAATAGCAATACTCTTGCATACCCATTGAACAATAACCATCAATATAATCTTCTGATTTCCAATTTTTAGTATTAGCGTTTAAAACTTGAATTTCACGCAGACCTAATCCTTTTACAACAATGTAATAAACAGGCTTTTTTAGTTCTTGACATACATTAAATCGGTGCTGTCCGTCAATAATTTCATACCGCTCGTTTACTAAAATTGGATTAGCGTGTAGCAAGTCTAAGTCTTTTACGCTGTGCATTAGTCTTTTTAAATGCAACTGATTGAGTTCTCGATTACCTTGTTTAGTTTTAAACTTTGTGTAATCGTTTGTTTTTTGTACGGTGTTTACCGTGTTGTCCTGTTGTAGTTGGTTACTTGTCTTCACCATTGCTACTGTGTTTAAATTTAACATATACCTTATTTTATTTAGGTTCTTTTTTTAATTCGGGGTTAGTTAGTTGCAACTGTCTTTTGCAACGTGTAATTGTAGCTGCATCGGTTAACGTGTATAGGTATGCCAAAAAGAAATCCGGTGCATACATCTCGTTTACGTCTCTGCCGTCTGCGATAAGTTCGTCTCTCCAAACCATAGCGCAAAGCATTCTGTCATTGTCTCTCGTGCCTGGGTAGTTTAGTAATGCCTCAGCAACTCTGTGCATTGCGCTCATAATCCTTTGCCTTTATAAAAGCGTTTAGGTTTGACAATAGCAGGTCGCTCTGACTCGTTTACTTGTCTCGGTGGCTGATTCTTAAATGCCCACCACTCTTTTACTATATGGTATAATACCACAAAGGTAAAGAATACAATTGCAAGTGGGATGGCGATAATTATAGGCATTGTCATAGTGATAAATATTGCTCTTCCAACTTCCACTCGCAATGTAGCAGTGCTTGTGTATGTAGTTCCGGTTGACTGTCGTCATTCCACCAATCGTAAGCCTCGCTGTCGTTGGTGTTGGCAATAACGGTAATTCCGTTAACGATGCCTTTGATTTGGTAGCCTCCAGTAGCACGGTGGCTCATAGTTATGTTTGAGATATCAAATTTCATAGCACAAATATAGTTATATTTTCCTTATTACAATTTTATTTTCTTTATTTATGCAAAATAGTTTGTAACAGTTCCCAAGCAGCCGACAATTTTTCGTCAATCTCATACTGCAAATCGTGCCGCTCTATCTCTGCCATGTGTAGCTGCTTACCTTCGGGCATACGTGGATCGTAGGAAACAAAGTAACCCATCTCTAATTTGGTCGCAAGCATGCCTAACTGCATTTGGTAGTAGTACTCCCGGTGCATTTCATACAAACTATCGGCATCGGTGATGGCAAAATTCTTGAGATGGATAGCACTGTTGTACGGGCATTTGATTTCAAGTATGGCATCCGAAGACATACCATCCGGTGAATAGCCGCTATACTGTCCGTAAGGTATAAATACAAACGTGTCCCCACCATAGTATGACCACTCTTGAAAGAAGTGTTTAGAGAACGCCTCAAACGCTGCTGCTTCATGTTCAAGTCCCCAGGTCAACGCATCTCCGTAAATTGCTTTACTTTGACCGGTTAATAATTCAGCGGCTTTCTCGTATACGAAAGATTCTGCCGTTTTACTGAGCAACCCACCTGATTGTGAGTTGCCCATTAATTTATGAATGACTGATGCAGTAAAGCGATTTAGCCTTGCTTGTTGCCACTGCTCTTGGTTTTGAGTAATTGTAATTTCCATCCTTTCGATATTAGTCACTTTGCTGATTCAATCATTACCTTGTATTCTTCGCTAATCACGTACTTTGCTTCGATGTCCTTGATGCTGCCGCCATTGGTAACGTGAGCGACTGCTTTATCCCACATTGGGTGCTTTGGATGTAGCGATTCTTTTGCCGTGGTAACTTTTATGCCCGTTGCAGAGTTCGCATCGTCATCTTCTTGATTTAAGCAAAAGATAGATGCTAAAGCGTAACGTCTTGCGTAAGTAATTGCCGAACCTTGCGCCTGTGGATTGCTTGCATCTTTTAAACGTAGCACCTGCTCTGATTGCATAAACTCACCACTCTCTGCGTGATAGACCGTTGTAATCAAAACGTCTTCGTGTGGGTGCTGAGTGACAAATAATCCGCATTGCTGCATGATTGGATTAATGACTTCTAAGATTGCTGAAAGGTCAGCGTAGTTCTTCTTGAAGTGTGGATTTGTTGCGCTCTTCTTTACGCTGGTTACTTTGCCCTGAAATTCAAACAAGGCTTTAGTTAGTGTGGTAATTTTTTCAGATGTATTCATTTGTCTTGTAGTTGAATGATGTTAGTTGCTTTTACTTTGTAGTAGTAGGTTAAATCGTGTAGGATGTCGTATCTCTCATCAAAGTTTAAATACATAAAATCGATGATCTGCTCGTCATTAATACGACAAAACTTGTGAGCGTGTTCAAATTGGTCATCAAAGTATTTGTATGCCTTTGTCTGCACCTCACGCAAGTCATAGATTAAGTGTACAAAAGGTAACTCTACCTGTAATGTGTCACCCTCAACGAATATTTGTGCGTCAACTTGCATGAGATACGTCTTCTAATGCTGCCTTAATAACGCTCATTGCTTTTGGGTTAATGATGTCCCCGTTGAGATACTTGCGCACACTTGGTTGGCTTACGCCCGTTGCTTCAGATACACGCTTTATCAAGCCGTGTGTCTTGTTTAGTTTAATTTGCTTTATGATTTCTGCTAATTCCATGTCACAAAAGTAAAGTAAACTTTTGATATTGCAAAAATATTTTTCAAAATAGAGCAAAAAAAAGGGGAAACTTAATTCCCCGTTAGGCTTTCTACGATGTACTCGCTTATTCTTGTTGCCAGTGTTTGCGTAGTAACTTGCTTCAGTGCAGGCGATACAAAAGGTTTTGCTTTAGTTCCCTCACGGTGTATCTTTCGTGTAATAACGTAGGCAAGTGATTTGGTTGCTGCAATCCTATCGGGTGACTTACTAATCACGTTTACTTGAAGATCACGTTTGTTTTGAATCCACTCGTATATATTCTTGTATAGTTCGCCACTACCACCGCCTTGCGTGGGCTTTCTGCCATTTTCAACGTAGAACCAATAGTCCTGCATCATAATGGAAAGATTGTAACCTGTAGCCGGTTGCGTTATTTCGGGCGTGATGCTTTGCGATAGGCTGCTACTTGCGTTACTCTTGTTTTTGAGTAAGTTGTTTTGCAGCTGCTTAATTAACTCGTTACCCCAATTTTGTATAATGCGAGTAACCCCATCGTTGTCGGATGGGGTAAAATCTTTAAAGTTTTTCCCTAAATCTTCAAGACTTGCCATTCATTGTTAAATAGGCGTATGCGATGAAATCGTTTAATCTATTGAACCAACCCTTACCAAATACGTCAAAGTCCTTTAAACCGCTTAAAAAGTGCCTTCTATGTGCGTTTAATGATTCAAACGCTGCCTTCTCTCCTTTGGTTTTAATCAAGTGGTTAATTGCTGTAACCGTTTGATTTCCGATTTTGCCATCTACAGCCATTTTGTAGCCTTGAGTATTAAGCCACTTTTGAACCTGGCGTGAAGCACCGGCAACGCCTGAACCCCAAGCAAAATCTGTAACAAATTCACCCAAGATTTGTGACTGAATCAAGTCCGCTTTTACTCCGTTCCAGTATAATTTGTATATGCCTTTAAAATCTTCGTGACTCATCCGATAAAATCGGGCAATTGCTTCTGCACTATCTCCGTATACAGATTTAAACACACGCCAAGTGATGCCCTTGTTCGTGTGATTGCCACTGCCATCCGGTACTGGGTGCAGAGATGCGCTATCTCTTGTGTGTTTGGATAGACCGCCTTCCCATTTTAGGATATAGTCTAAATTTGCTTTATCAAGGTTTGCCATTTTCCAAGTGTGTGATAAGTTTTTTAATGTACCATTCGGCTTTGCGTAGGTCTTCGACGCCATTCTTACGATCAAAACGAATAATGTACTTAAGAGCATTACCTTGACAATAACCTTTAAATTCTTCATACGACATAGCTGATTTAATGCTGTCGATGGCTTGTACCTCGCCTTGATAGTGAGGTGG